TACTACAACGAGGCCCCCCCGCGGCGCCCCGCCCCCCCCCCGCCACTGAGTGAGCCCCGGGAGGTAGTGGGCGGCGTACCTGCTGCCACCTGACCTCCAGGTTCGCACTGCCTCGGTCAGGGCCCCCATGTGGTCGTAGGCTGCAGCCATCCCCTTGCCGGAGTGGGCTGTCACGCGTGGGACGGAGTCGGTGCCGTCGCCGACGATCCAGTAGGCGAGCCCCTGCACCAGGGCCTCGGTGAACGCCAGACGGCAGGTGGTGTCCAGGTCGTTGGACTGCCACCACCTCCGCAGGGTCGCTGCCACTCCGTCGGAGTCGCTAGCCAGCAGGAAGCCCTGCGGGGTCAGTGACTCCACGAGCACGTCAATCGCCATCTTGGGGAAGGGGGCAACCATCTCCAGTACACGGGTAGCCGGGGGAAGGTTGACGCCCAGGGCGGCCAGACGCACCTCACCCTCGTAGTAGGCCTCCCGCCTGTCATACCCCAGCGGTGTTTGGCGGGCCTGCTGGAGCAGGGAATCGAAGGACATCTAGAACAGCCCCCACTCACTTCCGTTGGTACTGCGGTCCTCCCACTCTGGGGAGGCCTTGACTGCGCGATAGACCATGCGCGCGCCGATCACGCACACTGCGGCGTCGATCTTCTTGGACGACTTGGGGCTCTCCTTCTTGATGGAGAAGCGTCCCCTGGTCTCGTTGACACGCGCGTTGGCTACGTGCTCGGAGGTCGCCCAGTTCCCGTCGTGCGTGAACGAGCGGGCCTGGATCTCCGCCAGGCACATCTCGGCGGCCTCGGCGAACTGGTAGACGTGGGAGCGCATGTCCCACGCGATCGGTGCCGGCTCCTTGCCCCGGGGTACTGCCCACACCAGCAGGTCGTCGCCGAACTCACGCGGCCAGGAGTCCTTGACGTAGGACTCCCACTCGCGCACGTCAGCCCAGAAGGCCGCCACCTTGAAGCGGTCGAAGGCCGCGTGCACGGCCGAGTCGACGGCGCCGGCGTTGACGACGCCGGTCGCCCTCTCCGGCTTCCATACCCCCAGGGTGAAGACGTGCCCGTCGTCCATGCAGCAGCCCACGAGGGCCGTGTGGTCGTTGGACTTGGACCCGTCGAAGAACAGCACGACCTCCTCACCGTCAACCAGGTCGCGGTCGGGGTTGGACAGGCGACTCCACTCCTGCACGCTCGTCCAGGCGTTCTCTGCTGCGTTTGGCTGGTTCAGGAAGAACCTCCTAGCGCGTGAGGTCGGGTAGTTGGTCGCCCAGATCGTTTGCTTGATCGGCTCGATGTCCACCCACGGGCAGTCCTCGTAGACGAAGCGCAGTCCCTCGCTCAGGCTGATCTCGCCCTCGTCCGGGTCATCGGTCAGCGCCGTGATGGCAGGGGCCACGCGGGCGTCGTACAAGATCGTCTGGGTCGCACGGGTCAGCCCCTCCTGCTGTGCGCACCAGGCCTCGAACGTTGACTCGGCCACGGACCCAGCCCCCGGCACCCAGGCGTTAGAGGTCTCCATGACCCTCGCGCCGGTCTTGACAGCGTTCTGAGTCAGTGTCTCCATCAGGCCCGGTCCGCCCATCCCAGGGGTCCAGTGCTCAGTCTCGTCGCCGACCACGAAGGACACTTCAGCGCCCTCAGCAGTGCCCTCGGAGGAGGTGATCTGCTCAAGCTTGCCGCCTCCGGGCGCGTCCACGAAGGTCTTACCGACCTGCAGGCCGTACTTCTTGGCCAGGGGTGAGCGCTTGGACGCCATGGCGCGCACCATGCGCATGGTGTTAGCCGTCTGCCTCTCGCTGGTCGCGGCGATCTGCACCAGCGGCATCGACACCGGCCTACCCACGCACCCGCCCGGAGCGTCCGGGTCGAAGTGGTCCAAGCGAACCGGGCCGAGCAGCTCCGCGAGCGAGAGCACGCCCGCGAACGGGCTCTTGCCCGAGCCCTTCGCAAGACGACGGACGGCCCTGTTGTGCAGCCAGCGGCCCTCCGGGTCGAGGGCGTAGAACCACAGCGTGAAGCGGACCTGTCCCTCCGTCATGCGGAAGGGCTGCCCGGCCAGAGGGCCGTTGGGCTGGCGCAGGTTGTCAGTCACCCAGGCGATCGCGCCCCAGCCCAGAGTCAGCTTCGGGATTCCCTGAGGCAGGGTGACGGTCCGCTCACGCGGCGGCGCTAGCCGGCCTGCAGCCGCCTGCGCCACTCGTTCATCTCCACCACGCCCGCGGACTCGCTCGGCTCCCCGGCCTCGGGGCGGGAAAGCTCGATACCGACCCGGCGCCGGTCGCCCTCGGTCACCAGCAGGTCGGACAGGCCGGACATGATCGCGGCCAGCATCTGGCCGGACCGCTTCGCGCCGCTCTTGTAGCGCGAGAGGTCCTCCATCAGCGAGTAGGCCAGGGCCCAGTCGGACGGCTCGTAGAAGCGGGCCTGCCCGGACTTCTTCAGTGCTCCCCACAGGCGCTGGGCAATCGGGTGCCATTCTGGGTCTGCCTTTGGGACAGACACCTTGTCGGCGCCAGGGGCTCGGGTGACGGACTTGTTTAGCTCGTCCTTGCTGCGGTGTCCGCGCAGGTCCTCCTTGCGCTGTGGTACTGGTCCGCGAGTGCCCATGACACCTCCTCAGTGCTGCGGAAATCGATGCATATTATGCAGTTGGCGGGCTCAAATCGACTTGAAAACCCGGGGATAATCTGTGCGCCTAAACGCGGAGCGGTAGGGAGCGGCCCGGGGAGGGGTTAGCCCCCGGGTTTATGCATTGGTGTATGCAGCGCGGTGCATATCGAGGGTTCAGGTGAGTCGGCCCGGATGGGGTTCAGGTGGTCGGTGGTGCCGGCGTGGGCGGCGTGGCGCGGTGCCACCGTCGCGTCCGGTGCGGACCATGTGGCAGTGCTCGCACAGGGTGCGCAGGTTGGTCATGGCGTGGTTCTGGCCGCGTTCGATGTGGTCGACGTGGCTGCCGGGCTGGCCGCACATGACGCAGGCGTGGTGGTCGCGTGCGAGGACAGCGGCGCGGATGCGCCTCCAGTCTCGGGGCAGTTGTGCGGCGCGCCTGGATCGCGGTCGGGATGACCAGGCCATGATCAAGCCCCTCTCCGATCGAGCCTGTACGGCGGAACCCCCGTGCACCGTGGTGGTGGCGGGGGTTCCTGTTTTCGGGCGCGCGCAACGCCCGATTCGGGGACAGTGTACATCTATTCGGAGCGCAGCGGGCGCATTCGCAGGTTGACCTGTGCCAGGTCGTACAGGCGGCCCCGCCGGTCGACGTGTCCGCGCTCCGCCCACTTCTTGAGCGTGTCGGGCTTGAGCCCCGGCCAGATGGTCTCCAGCGCGGCCCGACGCACCCAGTAGCGGCCTTCCTCGGTGATCTCCCTTGCTCGGTCGCGGCATGCCCTAGCCCAGTCGTCAGCGTCGGCGTACCAGTGCTCCGATGGCCCGTCGCAGATCATCCAGTCGGTGAGTCCGATGTCCCCGGCTTGCCGCCAGAGCGCGGCGCCGCACCAGCAGTGGCCGGCGGGTGCGTCTGCGTAGCCGAGGCGGCGGGCGAGGCGGGCGTGGTGCTGGTTGAGTTCGTCGACGAATGAGGGCCATTCGGGCCATTCGCGCTCGGCCCATTCCGCGTTGGCGGCCATGTAGGTCTCCGGTGAGACGAAGTCGAAGACGTCGCGGGGCTCGTGCCGGTGCTGGCGCAGCGCGTGCGCCCAGAACCACAGCCAGCGGGTGACTCCCGCCGACGTCGTCGCATCGGCGGGGGGGGTGGGGGGGGCGCAGGGCGAGGCGGAGGGCCGTTCGCCCGGCGCCTGTCGACCGGCTGCCCGGGAGCGGCGAGTGCGGGCCCGGGCAGGAGCGTTCGAGTGCGGCGAGCTCGGGTAGCCAGGCGTTGAGGTCCTTGAGCATCTGAACGGCGTCGGTCATGCGGTCTCCTTAGGGTTGGGCTGGAATCCGAGGGGGCGGGGTGTGGAGTCGTGGTCGGCGTGCTCAATGAAGCTGTCCAGGTCCGGCCGCAACGGCTCCTCGTCGTCATCTCCTCCGCGCGTGATCTCGAAGCCGAGGGTGAGGGTGATCTTCATGCTGCGCTCCTCAAGGCCCTGGATGTCGTGAGCTGAGCCCTCACCGCGTCGACGAGGGCGGACTGAGTGACGTCCTTGCGCTCCAGCGCGCGCAGGACGTCGACATCGATCGTTCCGGCGGCGATCAGGTGGTGGATGCTCACCGGATGGGTCTGCCCCTGCCGGGCCAGGCGCGCATTCGTCTGCTGGTAGAGCTCCAGGCTCCACGGGGCCGTGAACCACACGAGGTGGTGCCCGCCCGCCTGCAGGTTGAGCCGGTGGCCAGCCGAGGCCGGGTGGATGAGGCCGACGGGGATACGGCCGGCGTTCCACTGGCGCATCGACTCCGCGCTGCGCAGCTCCACAGCGCCGGGGACGGCCTGCAGCAGACGCTCCAGGTCCGAGGCGTACCAGTAGGCGACCATGACCGGGCTGCCGGAGGCGGCTTCGATCAGGTCGGCCAGTGCGTCGATCTTGGCCCGGTGCACCTCGACCACGGCCCCGCCGTCGTCGTAGACGCACCCCGACGCCATCTGCAGCAGCTTGTTCGACAGGCCAGCGGCGTTGCCCGCGTCGACGACGGCGCCGTCCAGCCCTAAGACCATCTGCTCGCGCAGCGCCTCGTAGTGCGCCCGCGCGGCGGCGGGCAGGTCCACGACGACGTCGGTCGTCGTCACCGGCGGCAGGTCCAGGTGATCGACCGAGCGCATCGAGACGGTGATGTCACTGATCAGGCGGTGGATCTGCTCATCAGAGCCGGGGCGCAGCCGCCAGGAGAAGACCTGGGCCCCGCTGCGCTTGTCGGGGACGAAGAACCGGTCGCGGTAGTGCGTGATGTACTTGCCGAGCCTCTCGCCGTCGTCGAGGAGACGGAACTGGGCCCACAGGTCGAGCAGGCCGTTGGCCGCGGGCGTGCCGGTCAGGGCCACCATGCGCGTGATGCGCGGCAGGACGGACTTGAGCGCCTTGAAGCGCTGGGACTGGTGGTTCTTGAACGAGGAGGACTCATCGAGCACCACCATGTCGAAGGGCCAGGCGTCGGCGTAGTGGCGCACGAGCCAGGCGACGTTCTCCCGGCCGATGGTGGTCACCGGCGCCCCGGACTCCAGAGCGCGGATGCGCTGGCCGGGAGACCCGACGGCGCAGGCGACCTCCAGACCGTTCAGGTCGTCCCACTTGGCCGCCTCGTCGCTCCAGGTGTCGCGGGCGACTCGCAGAGGCGCGATCACGAGCACGCGTGAGACGTCGAAGGAGTCGAGCACCAGGGAGTGGATCGCGGTGAGGGTGATCGCCGTCTTGCCCAGACCCATGTCCAGGAAGAGGGCGCAGCGCGGGTGGGCCAGGATGAAGTCAATGGCGTAGCGCTGGTAGTCATGCGCGGCGAATCGCATCGCACACCTCCCCCACCTTGGCCGGGTCGTCCAGGACCAGGCAGGGCGTACCAAGGGCACGCACCTGGTCGATGCGCACCCGCTGCACGGCCCGGGGGCGCTCGCCCGGGGCCTTGACCTCCACCAGCCCGACGTGCCCGGCGGGCAGGAGCACGAGGCGGTCGGGCACCCCGACTGTGCCGGGGCTGACCAGCTTCCAGCACAGCCCTCCGCGGGCTCTCACCTCGCGCACGAGCGCGGCCTCAACAGACCTCTCACGCATGGTCCACACCTCCCGTCAGGGAGGGGGTGGCAACCAGCGCGGCGAAAAAACGCCCAAACTTCTGAAAGCCCCTCGCGTACGCGTATACGCGTGTGTGTACGTGCACCTGAACCCCTCTAACTACCTATTCCGTCCATCTAGAGTTTTTTAGTTGTCTGGTTGCCACCCCTCGACTTTTCCGCGTGATTCTGCGGAAATGGGTGGCAACCAGCCCGGCAACCAGCCCGGCAACCAGCGCGAAAACCTCGATTCTGGTTGCCACCCCCGGCCCCTACCGCTGGTTGCCATCGGCATGCCGCTGGTTGCCACCTGAGGGCCGCTGGTTGCCACCTGAGGGCCGCTGGTTGCCGGGCTGGTTGCCACCCCCGGACGGCTTCACGAACACCTTCTGCCTTCCGTAGGGCCCTCTCCTGGCTGGGTGCCGAGCCGCCTCCCACCCCAGCTTCTTCAGGGCGTTGGAGATCCAGTACGAGTCGCGGCGGGTCAGGTCGCCCTGCTGCTTGCCCAGGCACTCGCACCACACCTCGGCCACGCTCACGCGGGTGCGCTCAACGGTCTGGCGCTCAGCGAAGTCGGGGGCGATCCCCAGGTACCAGCCGCGCCGGTCGCTGGCGCCGAGCTCCCCCCAGTCGGAGGTGATCGGGGCCTCCAGGTACTCGGAGATCAGTCCGAGCCTCTCGTCGACCTCGATGGCCGCGCGCTGGCGCTCCTCGGCGGTGCGGGCGACCTCCCCGGTCAGGTGCAGCTTCTCCCCTGCCTTCTCGTATCTCAGCGCCTCAGCCCAGATCTGCTCGACCTCGTTCTCGGACAGGTCCCAGGGCTTGCGCTCGCACTCGCCGGTGACCATCACGGGCCACATGCGGCGGTTGCCCGCGGGGTCGGTGAGGAAGCCATCCTCGGCGTTGGTGGTGCCGAAGAAGACGCATTGGCGCGGGTGGTGGGCCACCCGGCGCTCGTAGGCTCCGCGGTAGACGTCGTCCTGGCGCGAGAGGAAGGAGCGCAGGGCCTCGGTGTCGGCCTTGCGCATCCCGGCGAGCTCTCCGAACTCGTGGATCCAGAAGCCCTGCAGCTTCTCGGCGGCTGTCTTGTCCCTCGTGTCGGCCAGCGACAGGGAGTCGTTGAACCAATCGCCCGCCAATCTCGCCACGAGGGTGGACTTGCCGATGCCCTGCGGGCCCGCGAGCACGAGCATGGTGTCGAACTTGACCCCGGGGCGCTTGACCCTCCTGATGGCCGCGCACAGCAGCTTGCGGGTGACGGCGCGGGTGTAGTCGTCGTCCGGCGCGCCGAGAGTGTCCACCAGGAGCGTGTCGACGCGCGCCGCGCCGTCCCATTCGGGCAGGGAGCGCAGGTAGTCGCGCACGGGGTGGAAGCGCCGCTCGTCGGCGACGACGGCCAGAGCGTTACGCAGGTCGCGTTCGGCGAAGCGCGCGTAGCGGCTCTCGACGTAGGAGGCCAGGTAGGCGTCGTCGACGTCGCGCCAGGGGCCGGCTGGGCGGGCCCAGGGCAGGATGTCGCGCACGGCGATGGCGCCCCACAGCTCGTCGTAGGCGATGCCCTTCAGGTTCGGGTCCGCGCGCAGGAGCCTCTCCAGGTTGGGCAGGGTGGGGCGCAGGCGTCCGCTCTTGTCGGTGTCCAGGTCGAGGCCGCTCATCCACTCACCGCTGTCGCCGGTGACGTCCTCGAACTCGGCCGCGATGTCGGCCAGCTGCTGCTCGCGCACCTCGGGCAGGTCCGCGGCCCAGGCCTCCATGGCCTTGAACGAGGGCGTGCGGCCTCCGGTGTCCTCGCTGCCCTTGTCCTCGTCTCTGAAGCGGTGGAGGCGCACCAGGTCGAAGGCGTTGCACAGCTGCCCGCCTGCGGGGTCGGATCCGTGGTGGGAGTAGGCGAACAGGCCGTCGTCGTAGATGACGAGGCCGCCGGTGGCCTGGCCGGGGGTGTAGGTGTAGCGCGTGTCGTCGACCCGCTCGTAGGCGGGGATGAACTTCTCGATGGCCTCGGGGACGGTGTAGGCGCGGCAGAACGCGCCTACGATGCCGCCCTTGTCCCGGGGGTCGGCCTGGCGGTCGCCGCTGTGCCCGGCGTGGGCGCCCAGCTCGCGCGAGGACGTGGGCCATGTGCTGGCGTCCGTCCAGTCCTCGTAGGAGGCCAGGACCTCGTCGGGGTCGAGGAAGCCGCCCTCGTAGTGCTGATGCACGTACTCCCCGTCGGCGCTGGTGGACGGCCAGTACATGAGCCGGTGGGGCTCGTAGGTGGAGTCGTCGAAGGCGTCCATGCCCACCCATGAGGCGACCCGGCGCGCGATCGGCACGTACTCCTCGGCGCTGACCTGCCTGGCCAGGGGCACGACCAGGCGCACGCGAGGCTGGGCGGGGCTGTGCTTATGGGTGGTGTAGGCGATGGCCTCGACGTCGATGGCCTCGGCCAGGGTCAGCCAGATGTCGGGTCGGGCGAAGTCGATGTCCAGGGCGAGCGCGGAGCGGGAGAGCACGTTGCCCTTCTTGCGCCGCCCGTCGGCGAGGTGCCCGGCGACGAAGCCGCCGACGTCCTTGACGTCGCTCTGCTCGGCCGCACTCATCGCCATGTACTGCTCGTGCGTCTCGCTGGTGCGGTGCGTGGTGCGCGTGCGCTCGACCAGGTCGTCCCACTCGATGACGTCGTTGCGCCAGTGCTTGGAGGTGCGCCTGGGGGCGGTGGAGATCTTCAGCTGCATGTCTCAGCCCTTCCGGTAGTAGGTCGACTCGAAGCCCTCGGCCGCCAGTGGCAGGCCGGCCGGCCCTGGCGGGGCCTGCGACATGAGGGCGCACAGCTCCTCCACCGACCCGCGGCCCTCGGGGACCTCAGTGACGACCTCGTCGTGGATGTGCATGACGACCGGGTAGCCGCTGCGCTCCAGGCGGGCGATGGCGTGGGCGAGGATGTCTCGGGCGGTGGCCTGGACAATGTTCTCGGTGAGCTTGCCGCCGTAGGTCTCGATTCGGCCCCACTTGCGGTTGACCCCGACGCCCATGTGGGTGATGGACTCGCCCCCGAAGCGGTTCTCGCCGATGCGCGGGGAGGGGTAGACGAGTGGACGGCCGGAGGGCAGGGTGATGATGAGCGCGCCCTTGTCGTGGGCCAGGCGTATGCGCCCCACGGCGCGCGTACCGCCGTCCTTGATGACGGCGATGGCGGCGGCGTTGATGTCCCACCACAGCTGCGCGATCTTCGGGTTGGCGGCGCGCCATGCGGCGACGATGTCGGCCATCTCCTCTTCGCTCAGCCCCAGCTTCTCGCCGCCCATGGTCTTGAGGGCTCCCACGCCGCCCTGGTAGCCGCAGGCGAGCACGGCGACCTTGGCCCGCTGGCGCAGGGGCGAGTGCTTCTCGACGACTTGGCGGAACATGCGGGCGCCGGTCTCGCAGTAGATGTCCCCGCCCGCCTCGAACAGGTCGAGCACCCATTGCTCACCGGCCAGCCAGGCGATGGTGCGCGCCTCGATGGCGGAGTAGTCGGCGACGAGGAAGCGGCTGCCGGGCTCGGCGACGAAGGCGGCGCGGATGAGCTCGGACAGGACTTGCGGGGCCGAGCCCCACAGGGTCTCGAGCATGTCGGCGTGGCCGGTGCGCACGAGGTCGGCGGCTGCCTCCAGGTCGCTGATGGACTGGCGCGGCAGGTTCTGGACCTGGACGAGCCTGCCCGCCCAGCGTCCGGTGCGTCCGGCGCCCATGAACTGCAGGAGGCCGTGGGCGCGCCCATCGGGGCAGCGGCAGGCGAGCATGCGCTCGTACTTCTTGACCGAGGACTTGGCCATCTCCTGGCGCAGGGCGAGGACCTCGGCGACGTCGCCGTGGGCGCCTTCGAGGGCGGCGGCGACGTCGGCCTTGGCGAGTGAGTCGATCTGAAGGCCCTGGGCGTGCAGCCAGGTGAGCAGCTGGGTGACGGAGGCGGGGTTGTCGACACCGGTCAGCTCACGCATGCGCTCCAGCGTCTCCGCCCGCCCCTCAGTGTCGGCCCGGACGGCGCCAGCGGCCAGGGCGTCGTCGATGCGCACGCCGCGGTCGTTGATCCTCTGGTCGTCCCAGTAGTAGTGCCACTCCTCAGCTGGCATCGGCATCTTCTCCAGACGCTTGGTGATGGCCAGCTCCACCTCGACGTCGCGCTTGCAGTAGGCCTTGAACGTCTCCCAGTCGTCAGGGGCGTGCTCGGGCAGGTTTCGCTCTCGTCCGCCGTTGGCCTTCGTGGGCTTGGCGGGCAGGGAGAAGTAGCGGATGAGGTTCTTGCCCTCGCCCATCTTCTCCGTCTCCAGGCGCAGGGCCTTGGCCACGCCGGCCAGGTCGAGGGGGACCCCGGCGAAGGAGGCCCACACCATGGAGCAGTGCCAGCTCTGCGGGTCCAGCCGCCGCCCCAGGTGCGCCGAGAGGCACACGCGCTCGAAGGCGGCGTTGAAGGCGCTCTTGGCCACCTCCGGGCTCCCCAGTGCCTCCAGCACCTTGTCGGGGATCTGCTCGCCGCTGGCCAGGTCCACGATCTGCACGGGGCCGCCGTCGACGCTGTAGGCCAGTAGCAGGATCTTGAAGGACTCGTCGGCCGCGTACCGGTAGACGCCCACCGAGGGCAGGCTCGCCTTCGAGAAGGTTTCGATGTCGATGCTCAACGTGCGCATAACGCTCCACTTCAGGGTCTTCGTGTTTCGCGCCCGCCCGGGGCTCGCACCCGGGGGCCTGCTGGTCGGGCCAGCCGATGGGGGTCCGTTCCGTTACCCCATCGGCATTGGTCAGGACAGGAAGTCGGCCGCGCCGTCGTCGACGACGGCGAACTCGCTCTCGGCCTTGACCCCGCCTCCGCCCAGGCGCTCGCCGTCGCGCAGCTTCTGGATGTTGCCCAGCCCGCAGGCCACACCGCGGTTGCCGTTCACGTTGAAGACGTACAGCTCGACGGAGACGTTGGCGTAGCAGCCGGAGTAGACCTCCTCGCGGTCCAGGATCGGCTGCACTCCGGCGTCGACGATGCCGGGGCGGGTCTTGGAGCTGGCGTTGAGGAACATGGCGTCGGCGTAGGCGGCGTCGTCGCGGTCGGTGTCGCCGTCGCGCAGCGGGAGCTTGAGCGATCCGCGCGGGGGAACCTTCCCGCCGAACTTGCCGGGGCCCTCGGTCTTCAGCACCTCGTCGATGGCCTTCTCCACCATCTGGATCGTGGCGGTGTCCGCCTTGGGGATGATGAGCGAGGCCGAGTACTTCGGCTCGCCGCCGTTGACGGACTTGGGCTCCCACACGTGGGCGTAGGACAGGCGGACGTTGTGGAGCATGATGCGCTTGGACATGGTCAGTTCTCCTTCGTGAACTCGGATTGCGGTGTGACGGGTTCCCACGCGGGGCGCGGGTCGGAGGCGGCCACGAGCAGCGGCGCGCCCTCGGTCTTGGTGACGAGCTCGCCGAGGACCTCGGCGAACTTCTTGCGGCCCATGGACTTCTCCAGGGCGGTCAGCGGTAGCGGGCGCGTCTCGCGCGAGGCGTAGCCGGCCCTCTCTGCCGCGTCGGCGGCGGCCTCGGCGTCGGTGAAGACGCGCCGGCCCCGTCCGGCGACGAGCTTGAGCCCGGGCACGCCCTCGCCCGCCGTGAGCGCCGCCGTGGCGTGCTCCTCGACGTCCTTGACCCAGGCGGCGAGCCGTCGCCCGCGCGTGATGACGTCGGCGAGCTCTTCGGGCGTGAGCGCAGGTGCCGGAGCCATCTCGCGGCGGGCCAGGGCCAGGTTCTCCTCGGCTCGGGCCCGGCAGATGGCCTTGGCCCGGCACCAGCGGCACCAGTCCCCGGCGCGGAAGACGCCGGTGCCGTCCAGCGCCGCCTTCGCAGCAGGGGCGACGACGGTGCGCCCCCACTCCTCCAGGTCCGTCCGGCTCATCTCGGCCGTGGACACGGCGTCCAGACGCGGCTGGACGATCGTCATGCGCACGGTCTCGACGTCGTAGAGCGGCTCGAAAGCAGCCAGCGCGCCCAGCGCGTACAGCCGCAGCTGGGGGTTGCCCTCGGCCTCGACTCTCACCCCGCGCCCGTACTTCAGATCGACGACGTGCAGCACCTCGCCGCCGATGATGACCGCGTCGGCCTTGCCGAAGCCCCCGGGGATGATGTGGCCCAGATCGAGGTGCTGCTCGACGGCGACCGTTCCGTGCAGATCGTTCGCGATGGTCTTGACGAGGTCGACGTAGGCGTCGGTCGCCTCGTCCATCTCCGGCTCCGGGCTGCAACCGCTCAGCGACTCTCCTGAGTCCAACCAAGCGCGCAGCTTGTCCTCGGCCATGGCGTGTGCGAGTGAGCCCTCCTTGGCGGCTTCGCTGGTGGGAGGGACGGGCAAGGTCTCCTCCAGCGCGATGGATGCCGTGCACCTGAGCCACCGATGCGCCTTCGACGGCCCCAGGACGGCGTGCTGGTCAGGCACAGCCAATCGCCTCCAGCAGCGCCGCGTACTGGGACTCCTCCAGCTCCGAGAGCTTGGAGACCCCGAGGGAGGAGAGCGCGGACTTGACGTTGGCCGAGCGCCCGGCCTTGACGAAGTCGGACAGCTGCTCGCGCACGGACTCCAAGGTGAGCGGAGGCAGGCGCTCGGGATCGGGTTCGGTCTTCTCCTCAGCCTCGGGCTCGGGTGCTCGCGCCTCCTCCACAGGCTCGTCCGCGGGCTCGATCGCGTCGGCGAGCGCTCTCAGCGCCCCGGCGATCTCCTGGAGCTGCTGCGGTGTCACGACGTCTTTCCTTCCGTGTTGTCGTTGTCGTGCTTGGCGGGGATGTCGCCGCGGACGGGGGCCGCGATGGCGCGCAGCTCGTCTCCCCGGCCGCTCCACAGGGCCAGCTGCCACCTGCCGCGCTTGGGCTCGCGGATCCAGGCCGTGTTGATCCCGACGACGGCGGTGGGGCTCGTCCCGCTGGCGTTGGGCACGCACAGGACCCGGGTCAGGGCCGAGACCGCGCGCAACGGGAACTTGACCTCCGGCGGCTCCGGCTCGGTCTTGGCCGGCGGCTCCCAGTCCTCGGCGATCGGGCGGAAGAGCTCGGCGTAGGCCCGGACCAGGTAGCCGTGGCCACGCCCGGCGATCTCCGGCTCGGTCAGAGGCTCCAGGACGTCGGTGCTCGCCTTGCGGCCCGCCCAGGCCTCCAGCTCGTCGCGCTCATACATCCCCGGCTCCAGGAGCCCCTCGGCGCTGTAGGGGCGCAGGTGCCGGGTGATCCCGGCCACGGCGACCAGGGCCGAGACACCCAGCGCCTTGTCGTCGCTGAAGGCCTGCAGTCGGCCGTCCTCGGTCAGGACGACGGCCCTGATGCGCGTGTCGTCCTCCTGCCTCTTGTGGTGCAGCGACTTGGCCGCCTTGATCACCGAGGCGATCGCTCGCCGGTCCACGCGGATGCTCATGCCGCCTCACCTCCCTCGTAGGGGTCGTCGTCGTACAGGTCTTCATCCCGCTCGTCGCGGTGCTGCTCGTAGGCGCGGTCGGCGTCGTCCCAGTAGGCGGCCTCGTGCTCGGCGTCCTCCGCCTCGATCTCATCCCGGCGCGCCCAGTCATCCGCGGCGTTGAGGTAATACAGGTCCTCGGCGTGCATCAGCGCTCACCCGCCTTCTGCTCGGCGAGCCATGCCCGCTCACGCCGCGCTCGACGCTGATCACGCCAGTCCTGCCAGCCGCACACCGCCCACACCAGCGGGATGAGCAGGGCCATGACCGGCAGCGTGAGGAGATAGATCAGAGAGGCGAGTGCGGTCTCGATAGCGTGGCGCGCGCTCATGCCGCATCCCCCCAGCCGGTCACGTGGGCGCCGCGGTTGAAGAAGTCCTCCTCGGCGTACTCGTCGATGTCCGCGCCGCGCAGGTCCGCGCCGGTCAGCTCGGCGTCTGTCAGGTCCGCGCCGGTCAGCTCGGCGTCTGTCAGGTCCGCGCCCTCCAGATCGGCGCCTCGCATGTCCGAGTTGACGAGGTTGGCGTCCCTCAGGTCGGCGCGCAGCAGGATGCTTCGGCGCAGGTCCGCGCCGGCCATGTCCGCGTCGCGGGCGTACACCTGCGTGAGGTCCGCTCGTGTTAGGACCGCGCGGGTCAGGACCGTGCGGCGCAGGGTGGCCCCGCGCAGGTCCGCGTCTGTCAGATCCGCGGTGGACAGTGTCGACCAGGACAGGTCGGCCCCGTCCAGGTTCGCGCCGCGCAGGTCTGCGTCGGTCAGGTCCAGCTCCCGCAGGTTCAGGTTGGACAGGTCCGTGTCCCGGAGGTCGGGCGCCTGCCCGAGCCGGTGGGCCCTCAGGACGATGGTGATGACGTCGTCTCTGGTCATGGCGCTCATGCCGGCTCACCGCCCTTCGCGGCGTCCATGGCGTCCCAGTCGATCGGGTCCAGGCCCTCAGCCCTGGCGTGCTCGTCCACGTGGTGCCGGCGCCACGCGTCCAGGACCTCGCCAGCAGCAGCACGCTCATACAGGCCCTGCCGCCAGTCCCAGCCGCACTGCGCCTCACCCAGGGTCTCGCGCATCTCCCACGGTGACCTCTGGCGCACGTAGACGACGCGACCGTCGTCCACTGCCTGCGCCGAGAGCCATGTCGACTCTTCCAGCAGGTCGTAGATCTGCGCCAGCCCTCGCAGCGCGTCGCCGTCGATGTGCAGCAGGTCCACTGAGCAGACGGTGACGACCGGCGTGGAACGCTCGGACTCTGGCAGGTCGTAGATGGTTTCGGGTCGGCTCATCGGTGAGCCCTCCTCTGTGAGTCAATGGGAATATCGGGGTTTTCGTGTCGGGTCAGGCGGGCGCGCAGCCAGTCAGCGGCGCCGACCGCGAGGACGATGACGAGGACGACGACGGCGAACCGGAGCATTCCGGGGGTCACAACCATGTCGGGGCTCATCTCAGCGCCGCCTTCTGGCGTGCCTGAGCCGTTCGACCTCGTCGGCGGGCACGCGCACGGACCGTCCGACCTTGACCACGCGCAGGCGGCCCAGGCTCCGCCACCTGCGCACGGTGTTGATCGACAGGCCGAGCATCTCGGCGACCTCGTCGAGGCTGTACATCGCGCGTTGGGGTCCGCCCAGGATCGTGCGCAGGATGTCGACGTCGGCGGCTGCCAGCGGGAACTCCTCGCCGCGGGGCGTGCGGATGAGGATCGACGCCGCGTCCGTGACGGTGGTACTCATGACGCCTTCTCCTTGCGGTGTCGGGGCTGGTAGCGGCGGAGGACGACGGCGCGGAACCAAGCCGCCGTCTGGTGCGCGAGCGCGCGGGGGTGACGATGCGAGGTGCTCATGCCGTCACCTCCTCGGGGGTGAGGGCGCTCAGCACCAGGCCCACGATGGTCGCGAGGTCGCTGAGCCTGATCTGCGCGAGGGTGCTGTCGGGGTCCCGATACACGTCAGCAGCGAGCGTGTGGAGCAGGTTGGCCTCGTCGACGGGCGTGAACGCGCCCGCGGTCTGGCCGGGCTCTCCCCGCAGCGGCCTGCCGCAGTAGGAGCAGACGGCCTTGTGCCGCGAGACGAAGCGCCCGCAGGGGCAGTGGGGCCTGGCCAGTGCGGCCTTTCGTGTAGACTCATTCATGAGATTTCCTTTCCTGTTGTCTCATCGCCCTCGCCTGCTGCAACCAGGTGGGGGCGTTTCCCTGCGTCGGTAGTTGTTGAATCGGTACTCTTAAACGGTGAGAAACCCGGCATACGAATTCCTCGAACTCATCGACTCCTGGGGTGGGGACGACACACTCATCCTTCGGCGCGGAGGTGAGTCCAATGACCACGAAGATCCACATTTCTGGGACCAGCAGCGCGAGGCTGTACGTCTGTTGCAGGAAGTGGAGCAGTACGTGCGAGCGGATGGCCTATCTGTCGAGGAGGTATTGGCCCTCAATGACGCCTGGATATTTCTTTTCCCGCCTCGTAACAATTGGTGCGACGCCCAATTTGCATTCCCGACGATCCCCAATGCGTTGAGAGGGATGATCCGGCAGATCGGCCGCCGAATCGAAGAAACCTCAGTCCCGGTCAAGTCGTTCACCCCCGAGGCTCGCGAGGGTCTGCGCGAGACCCTTCTCGAAATCCGCGAGGAGATCCGGGTACTGACCGAGCTTGCGCCGGAAGAACGCGACCGCCTCGACCAGCTCATCGGGGACGCGCTTCGGCTCCTCGACGAGGACGCTGCGACCCCCGAGTCCATTCGCGCCAAGTCCTGCGAGGTCGTCGGAGCCGTCCTGCCGGTAACTTCCCATGTCCCTGAGGAGCGACGCCCACGGTTCTTCGAGCGCCTGCTGACCATCAGCGGCACTTGGCTCATGGGCTTCAGCTCTGGCGCTGCTGCGAATCTCCTCGCCGCCTCGCTCGAAACTGCCGTCACTCAGATCGGCCAGTAGACGCCCGTCGTGCATCGGGCAGTGCCCGTTGATGCGGCGCGCGGTGCAGCCCCGATCCTCGTCCTTGCGGCCCAGGCCATGAGCGGTGACAGCCCCATGTTCCGTGAACGCCACCATCACGCCACCTCCCCGACCTGCTCACGCGCATGCTCCAACGCGTCCTCCGCACTCGTGCACACGTCACACGCCTCCACATGCGCCTCCAACTCCGCCCGCGACCGACCCTCCAGCGGCTGGTCACCGCCCGCGAGCGCGGTCTCGTGGGTGGTCGGTGGAGTGCCGACGGCGGAGGTCGCCTCCGCCTGCTCGGCTCGGGCGACAAGCTCGGTTGCGGTCAGTCCGATCGACCGGGCGAATGCGCCAAGCTCTCCGACTGTGAATGCGGAGATTCCGTTGATCTTTCGAGACAGAGAGTTGCGGCTGATTCCTGTCTCACCTGCGATGTTGACTATCTGGGCACGGGCCTTCGCGAGAGCTCCTCGACTCTCAGAACTGACCGCCTCGTCCAACCTGTACCTAAGTGGGTTCGTTCTCATGGATGAAATGATGAACCTACTTTGGGTCAATGTCAAACTTGCCCACACACATGCTCCGAAATTGGTACGCTCGACACGTGCCCCGCAAAGCAAAGCCCTTGGAACCACTGGACTTCGCGGTCATCGAGATCCTCGGACGCAACGCCCAGAGTGTCGGCATGTCGCAGCGAGGCCTCGCCTCCGCTGCGGACATGACCCTCAACCGCGTCGGGATCCTCCTGCGAGCCGCCGGCCCTGGTCCGACCATTGGGGAGATTGGACGCCTAGCCGCCGCGCTGGGCCTGACGGCGTCTGCGGTGGTGCGTGAGGCGGAGGAGGCTGTGGCCGGGGGTGAGGTCGCCGTAGTCGACCCCTCGCCCCAGACACTCGCGTCCGTCCACCGCCTGCCCGCCGCCGAGCCGTCGATCCCCCTCGACCTCGCCGCCCGCACGGTCCATCACCGCCCCGAGCGGGACGCCATGCACCAGTGGGACGACGTCGGCGAAGAATCCCAGATCAACGATGACGAAGGCGAGGAGCAGTGATGAAGACGATCGGGAGGATCATTCTCTGGCTCGTCATCGTGGCGGCAAGCGTGACGCTTCTTCTGATGCTGATCGGCGCAATTGCACTCATGGTCGATGGGGAGATGACCCTCGGCACCACGGTGATCCTGGTGTTATTCGTGGTCGTCCCACTCGTCATAACGATCACAGGGGCCTGTTGGGGCATCGCTCGCCTCAAGCTATCCCGTGCCCCTGCGCCGGAGGTGCAGAAGACGCCTGTCGGCCCTGGCGAGCCGGTCGCCCCTCCGGTCCCGCAGCACACCGCGTCCGCCGACAAGGCCGCGGCGCAAGCGGAACGGCTCAGGCGAAGGGAGGAGCGCCGCCGACTACAGGAGGAGCGGCGTAGACGGAGAGAAGAAGAGCGCCGGCAGCGCGAGGCTGCTGCACGAGCGGCTGCGGCGGCCGAACAGGAACGGCGCGCCCGTGAGGGCTACATGTCCAGTGGAGATTGGGTCCCTCCCCGTCCCACGGGCCGACTGTTCGACGCGTGGGCGCCGGGCCGGGGTCTAGAGGTTGTCGGCGAGGCGTGGCGCCCGGACGCATTCAGACGCCTCATGGGACGCCAGGCAGGCTTCCGCACGTACGAGGGCGCTGAGCTTGTCGCAGACGCCATTCTCGTGCCCGACCCACTCAATCCTCACGGCAAGTGCGAGGCAGTCGCCGTCTACGTGGGTGGCGAGCACGTCGGCTACCTCGCCCAGGAAGACGCCCACAAGTACTACCCGCCACTGGCGGGCGCAGCCCGGGGGGGGAAGGCGGTGGGCGGGGACGCCCCCCACAGGCCCTCCCCGCCACTGGCGGCCGCACGCGAGGACGGAATGCTGCTGCGCGTGCCCGCGCGCACCTGGGCATCCGCCACACGCCCGGATCGTGTCAACGCCCGCGTCACCCTTCAGATCCCCGAGCCAAGTGGCTTGACCCCCTCCAACGGCCTGCCCGACCGCCCGTTTGTCGTCATCCCGGCAGGACGCAAAATCCAGGTCACCAAAGAAGACGAGCACATGGAGGTGCTCGCCCGGTACGTGCTGCGCGGATCCGGAGTCGACAACTACGTTGCGGCCACTCTGCGCACCATTAACGAGATCAGGCCTCGCTCCGCCTATGAAGCGGTACAGGTCGAGCTCGGCGGCGAACGGGTCGGTGTGCTCACCAAGGGGCAGTCCGAGAAGCTCCTGCCACTCGTGCGCCACATCGAGCAACGCGGGAAACTCCCAGTGGTGCGCGCCGTCGTCACTGGCTCCAAGCTGAAGGCTGACGTCGTCCTGCTCACCGCCGACGCGACGACTGTCGACGACGCATGGGTCGACTCTCTTGGCGAAGCAGTCACGGAGGCCAACGTCGACCGTCGGCCGGAGCCACCCAAGAGGCCGGACTTCGACTGGGACGACGAAGGCGAGGAGTAGACGAATGGCTGAACAGGTGGAGCGCACCGTGCGCTTCTTCGAGGCCAGCGTCCGCGATCAGGACGGGCAACGCGTCGAGCAGCGAAGCGGTGTCACAGTGTTCGACTCCGCGCACGCCTACGCGATGGACGACGCGGAGGGCAGATATCGCCAGATCCGCCGCAACGGTGTCGACTACACCGGCTGGGCGGACGTCGCGGCCGTGTCCATCAGCGACTTCCTGCTGATCGGCAAGGTCAGACGGTCTGCCGACAACCCAGGGGTCACGGCCTTCGGGGGACCGCCCACCCCGCTCGAACTCGGGCGGGGACGTCTCGTCGAGCCCACCTACGTCGTTCCAGTACCCGGGACCCCCTACATCGCCACCCTGGGGACGTCCTCCGGGCCGCGATCTGGTGCCGTCGCCGAATGGCTCACGCACGTCGGCAGATACGCCGATTCCAACCTCATGATCGAGCTCCTGCCGGTACTGCGCCGAGACGCCTTCGATCGGCTCCAGCAAGCTACGGCGGCCACAGGGTTCACCGTTAGGCTTCCAGCTAACGCGGAGCCCGGGCGTCTAGGACACCTCGGCCGGATGTTCGACGCGGCCAGAGGGTTCGCGTCAGAGGAGGGCGTCCTAACCGTCTCCTTCTCGTTGGGTCGGCACAAGGCGGGACGCGACTCCGAGACTGACCTGCTCGACATCGTCGATGAGGTCGCTCGAGCTAGCGAGGTGCCCGGGGCGAAACACGCAAGCGCCAACCTCCGAATCCCCGGAAGCACCGGTGAGCAGACCCGGGCGGTTGACTTCATCGCTGACAAGCTGACGACGAAGGTGAAGCTCGTCGTGGAGGATGGCGCGCCATTGAGCCACGAGGCCGTCGTCAGTAGACTGGTGGAAGCGATAGGCGAGGCCAGGCCGCACCTACCTCGATGACGTTGCAAAGGGGAGGTCGAGGCGGATGCTTAAGGTAGTCAACCATCCGTACCTCCTCATGCTGCTCGCGATGCTTCCTCCCCTCGGCCACCTGGTTCTCCATCTCGTCGCGGGCCTGCCGATGACGGCGTCGCCGTCGACAACGGACGAGCTCTCCTCTAACCTCGTGACAGCCGCCAGTGTGATGGCCGCTGTGGCGGGGGGGGGGGGCGGGTTCCCCCCCTCCGCGCGCGGCGCCGTCTTCCGTCGAGTGCGCAAGAGCCTGGGCGAGACCTACGCGGCGCAGACGACGGCGCTTGTAGCCTGCCCAGCCCTCGCCATGGTGGCTGCGATCGCCGCGGCGGCGGTGTCTCCCGCTATGGCTCGTGTCGCTCTTGCGGAGTGGTCGATCATTCTCCTGATCGTCAGCGTCGGCTACGAGCTCGCGTTCCTGCACACCTGTGTTGCGGCGAGCGCCACGCAGGACCGAGAGGATGCGAGCAGCGAGACCCTGGCTGCACACGACGCCGAAGTCCTGCACCTTCACGAGGTCAAGCACGGCTGACATTCATGTCGTACCCCGCCGCTAGCGTGGCGGGCGTGTTCCATCCCTGGCGGTACCTGCGTGACACCCACCCTGGCGTGCTCGTGTGGCACACCAAGACCCTGCCACCCGCCATCCTGGGCGTCACCGACGGGCAGGACGTGTGGCTGGACGCCGACATGACGCAGGCCGAGCGGCGCTGCACCCTCGTCCATGAGACCATCCACATCGAGCGGGGCCACCGAGGCTGCCAGCCGCCTGCCGTGGAGGCCAGCGTCGAGCGTGAGGCCGCGCGCCGTCTCATCCCTCTTCAGGCGTTGGGGGAGGCCCTGGCGTGGGCGCGCAGCGAAGCGGAGGCAGCCGACGAGCTGTGGGTTGACGTGGACACGCTGCGGGTGCGCCTGGCGTCGCTGAACCACTTCGAGCGCGGCTACCTGCGTGAGCGCCTGGAGGAGTAGCGGCGGGCGCGAGGCTGGGTGAGCGGAACAAGGCGGTTACCCCCACTAGACACTAGAGATTTAGTGGGGGTAAACTGTCGTTGTGACCAAGCCGATGAAGTACCGGGACCTGACCCGCCTCCTCAAGGAGGCAGGCTTCACCTCCCGGCCCGGCAAAGGCGACCACGAGGTATGGACTAACGGACCACACTCCGTGTCCATCACCCGCACCCGCGAGATCTCACCCGGCCTGGTCCGCAAGGCCCTGAACACGATCGAGGAGAGCAGGCAATGA